CGGCGGCGGCGGTGTCGGACGCGCTGACCGGGGCGACCTTGGTGCTGGGGCGGGGGCGGCTGGTGGGCCTGTGGTTCCTGAAGGCGAGCGCGCGGCGGGTCGAGAAAGCCGACACGCGGCGGATCGACCTGACCTTCCGGGCGCGGATCGAGGACTGACGGCAACTTTCAACCTTACAATATCGAACATATGCGGGCGCCTGTTCTGCACGGGAGCCCCTTTTCCAGCAGAAATCGGAGAATGGACATGGCTGCGCAGAACGGCAAGGACCTTCTGGTCAAGCTCGACCTGACGGGGGGCGGGCAGTTCACCACGATCGCCGGGCTCAGGGCCACGCGGATCAGCTTCAACGCCGAGACGGTGGATGTGACAAGCCTGGAGAGCCAGGGCGGCTGGCGCGAGCTGCTGGGCGGTGCCGGGGTGCGTTCGGCCAGCGTCTCGGGCTCGGGCGTCTTTGTTGACAGCGCCACCGACGAGCGGGCGCGGGCGATCTTCTTCGCCGGCACGGTGGAGCGGTTCCAGGTGATCATCCCGGATTTCGGCATCGTCGAGGGGCCGTTCCAGATCACTGCGATCGAATACGCCGGCAGCTACAACGGCGAGGCGACCTACGAGCTGTCACTCGCCTCGGCCGGGGCGTTGAGCTTCACGGCGATCTGATGGCCAACCCTTGGGCGGGAGAGGTAGAGGTCACGCTCGACGGCAGACGCCACGTGGCGAAGCTGACGCTGGGCGCGCTGGCGGAGCTTGAGGCGGCGCTTGGCACGGGAACGCTGATCGAACTGGTGGAGCGGTTCGAGGCGGGGCGGTTTTCCACCCGCGACGTGCTGATGCTGATCGTCGCGGGCCTGCGCGGCGGCGGCTGGCAGGGGACGGCGGCCGACCTGCTGAAGGTCGAGATCGGCGGCGGGCCGGTGGCGGCGGCGCGGACGGCAGCGGCGCTTCTGGCGCGCGCCTTCACGGTGCCGGACGCAGGATGAGCGGGCTCGACTGGCCGGGGCTGCTGCGGGCGGGGCTGGGGCGGCTTGGGCTGACGCCGGCGGAGTTCTGGCGGCTGACGCCGGCGGAACTTGTGCTGATGCTGGGCGATCCGCAGGCGGTGCCGCCGCTGGACCGGGCCCGGCTTGCGGAACTGGCGCGGGCCTGGCCCGACGGGGTGCCCGAACGGACGAAGGAAGATTGACATGGCAGTGACGGACGGACTGGACGGCGCCGGCGGGATCGAGGGGTTTGCCACGCAGGCGGCGGCGCTCGAGGCCAGCCTTGGCGGGGCTCAGGTGATGGCGGCCGCGTTCGATGCGGAGCTTGGCCGGATGCGGGAAAGCATGACCTTCACCGGCCGTGAGGTGAACACGCTGTCCAAGAGCATCGGCGGCGGGCTCAGGCGCGCCTTCGACGGGTTGGTGTTCGACGGGATGAAGCTGTCTGATGCGCTCAGGCAGGTGGCGCAGTCGATGGCGGCAAGCGTCTACAACGTCGCGATGAAGCCGGTGCAGGAGGCGCTGGGGGGCGCCATCGCGGGCGGCATGAACGGGGTTCTGAGCGGGCTTTTCCCATTCGAGAAGGGAGGGAGTTTTGCCCAGGGCCGGGTGATGCCCTTTGCCCGCGGCGGGGTAGTGTCCTCGCCTACGACCTTCCCGATGCGGAACGGGCGCGGGCTGATGGGCGAGGCAGGGCCAGAGGCGATCATGCCGCTTGCACGCGGTGCGGACGGCCGGCTTGGCGTGCAGACGCAGGGCGGCGGGCGGCCGGTGAGCATCGTGATGAACGTGACGACGCCCGATGTGCAGGGCTTTGCCCGCAGCCAGAGCCAGATTGCCGCGCAGATGGCGCGCGCGCTGGCGCGCGGCGACAGGAACCGCTGAGGAGCGAGACAATGGCATTTCACGAAGTGCGCTTTCCCGCGAACCTGAGTTTCGGTTCGGTCGGGGGCCCCGAACGGCGCACCGAGGTGGTGGCGCTGACCAACGGGTTCGAGGAGCGCAACACCCCCTGGGCCGAGGCGCGGCGGCGCTATGACGCGGGCGTGGGGCTGAGGAGCCTCGACGACATCGCCGATCTGATCGCCTTCTTCGAGGCGCGGCAGGGCCAGCTTCACGGCTTCCGCTGGAAGGACTGGGCCGACTGCAAGTCTTCGCGGCCTTCGGCACCGGTGGCGTTTGACGACCAGGTCATCGGCGTGGGCGACGGGGTGATGGCGGGCTATCAACTGCTGAAGACCTACGCGTCGGGTGCTGCGTCGCAGGTGCGGGTCATCCGCAAGCCGGTGGCTGGGACGGTGCGCATCGGGCTTCAGGGCGACGAGTTGCAGGAAGGCGTGCACTACACCGTCGACACCTTGACCGGTCTGGTGAGTTTCGCAAGCCCGCCGGCGGTCGGCGAGCGGGTCACCGCCGGGTTCGAGTTCGACGTGCCGGTGCGGTTCGACACCGACCGCATCGAGGTCTCGGTCGCCTCGTTCCAGGCCGGCGACGTGCCGCAGGTGCCGGTGGTGGAGGTGCGGCTGTGATGGGCTATCCGCAGGCTTTGAGAGACCATCTGGCGGGCGGGGCGACGACGCTGGCGCGCTGTTTCGCGGTGACGCGGAAGGACGGGATGGTGCTGGGCTTCACCGACCACGACCGTGATCTGGCGTTCGAGGGGATCGTCTTTCGGGCCGGGTCCGGCCTGACGGCGAAGGCGATCCAGCAGTCGACGGGCCTTGCGGTCGACAACAGCGAGGCCTTCGGTGCGCTGAAGTCGGACGCGATCACCGAGGCGGACATTCTCGCCGGGCGCTACGACGGGGCGGAGGTCAGAGGCTGGATCGTCAACTGGGCCGATGTCGGGGTGCGCGCCTTGCAGTTCCGCGGCACGCTGGGCGAGGTCTTGCGCAAGGGCGGTGCGTTCAATGCCGAGCTGCGCGGCCTTGCCGAGGGGCTGAACCAGCCGCAGGGGCTGATCTATCACGCCCGCTGTTCGGCGGTGCTGGGCGACGGGCGCTGCCGGTTCGACCAGAACCGGCCCGGCTATGCCGAAGAGCGGGCGGTCGAAGAGGTCGAGGGTGCGCGGGTGTTCCGCTTTGCGGGGCTTTCCGGCTACGACGACCGCTGGTTCGAGAAGGGCCGGTTCGAGGTGCGGACGGGCCGAGCGGCGGGGCTTGTCGGGGCGATCAAGAACGACCGGTTGCGGGAGGGCGATGTCCGTGAGGTGGAGCTGTGGCAGGCGTTGGGCATTGCGCCCGAGCCCGGCGACATGGTGCGGATCGAGGCGGGGTGCGACAAGCGGCCGGACACCTGCCGGCTGAAATTCGCGAACTACGACAATTTCCGAGGCTTTCCGGACATTCCGGGCGAAGACTGGCTGATGTCATACCCGGTGGGGGCAGCGGTCAACGACGGCGGGAGCCGTCGGGGATGAACGCGACCGGAACGAGCACGGCGGGGGAGCGAGCGGTCGAGATCGCGCGGGGATGGATCGGGACGCCCTACCGCCACCAGGCCTCGGCCAGGGGCGCGGGGACGGATTGCCTGGGGCTCCTGCGCGGCGTCTGGCGTGAGCTTTACGGGGCCGAGCCCGAGGCCGTACCGGCCTATACGCTGGACTGGTCCGAGCCCGAGGGGGATGAGCGGCTGTGGCAGGCGGCGCGGCGGCATCTGGTCGAGCGCGAACCGCGGGGCCCGGCGCGGCCGGGCGACGTGATCCTGTTCCGGATGCGGGCGGGTGCGGTTGCCAAGCACCTGGGGCTTGCCGCAGCGAGGGGCGGCAGCCCGACATTCATTCATGCCTATTCCGGGCATTGCGTGGTGGAAAGCGCGTTTTCCGCGCCTTGGGCGCGCCGCGTGGTGGCGCGTTTCGAGTTTCCCTGAAGGAGGGTCGGCATGGCCACCATTCTGCTTTCGGCCGTTGGCGCCTCGATCGGCGCGGGGTTCGGCGGCTCGGTCCTCGGCCTGTCGGGCGCGGTGATCGGACGCGCGGTTGGCGCGACCCTGGGCCGGGTCATCGATCAGCGGCTGATGGGCCAGGGGTCGCAGCCGGTCGAGACCGGGCGGATCGACCGGTTTCGCCTGACGGGTGCTTCGGAAGGGGCGCCCGTGGCCCAGGTTTGGGGGCGGATGCGCGTGTCGGGTCAGGTGATCTGGGCCTCGCGCTTCCTTGAGACGGCGACGACTTCGGGCGGCGGCGGGAAGGGGGCGCCGTCGACGCCGAAGGTGACGGAATATTCCTATACGGTGAGTCTTGCCGTCGCGCTTTGCGAGGGCGAGATCACACGCGTGGGCCGCATCTGGGCCGATGGCGTGGAGATTTCGCGCGACGATGTGACGATGCGCGTCTACCGCGGTTCGGATGATCAGGTACCCGACCCCAAGATGGAGGCGATCGAGGGTGCGGGGCAGGTGCCGGCCTATCGCGGCATCGCTTATGTCGTCTTCGAGGACCTGCCGCTAGGGCAGTTCGGCAACCGGGTTCCGCAGTTTTCCTTCGAGGTTCTGCGCCCTGCGCAGGGGCCGCAGATCGACGTGGCGGCCGATCTGGTGCGCGGTGTCGGCGGCGTGGCGATGATTCCCGGAACCGGGGAATACACGCTGGCAACCACGCCGGTCCACTACTCGACCGGGCCGGGCGAGAACCGGTCGGCCAACATCCATTCCCCCGCCGGCAAGACAGACTTCGCCGTCTCGCTGGAGACGCTGGCGGAGGAGCTGCCGGGCTGCGGCTCGGTCTCGCTCGTCGTGTCCTGGTTCGCGGACGACCTGCGCTGCGCGGAGTGCCAACTGAAGCCCAAGGTCGAGGACAAGGGTTTCGACGGCGTGGCGATGCCCTGGCGGGCGGGCGGCATTGCGCGGTCTGCGGCCGAGGAGGTGATCCGCGACGCCGGCCGGCCGGTCTATGGCGGCACGCCGGCAGACGGGTCGGTGGTGGAGGCGATCGCGGCCGTGAGGGCCGAGGGCAAGCACGTCGTCTTCTACCCGTTCATCCTGATGGAGCAGATGGCGGGGAACGGTCTGCCCGATCCCTGGACCGGGGCCGCCGGCCAGCCGGTGCTGCCGTGGCGGGGCCGGATCACGCTGTCGGCCGCGCCGGGGCGGGCGGGCACGCCGGACCGGACCGCGGCGGCGGCGGCAGAGGTCGCGGCCTTCTTCGGCACCGCTGCGCCGGGGGATTTCACCGTGAACGGCAAAACCGTGAGCTACACCGGCCCGGCAGAATGGTCCTACCGCCGGTTCATTCTGCACTACGCCCATCTCTGTGCCGCAGCAGGCGGGGTAGATGCCTTCTGCATCGGGTCCGAGATGCGCGGGCTGACGCAGGTCCGCGGGGCGGGGGACGGCTTTCCGGCGGTGGCGGCGCTCAGGGCGCTGGCGGCCGAGGTGCGCGCGATCCTCGGGGCGGGCACGAAGATCGGCTACGCCGCCGACTGGTCGGAATATTTCGGCTACCAGACGCCGGAGGGCGACCTGCGCTATCACCTCGACGCGCTCTGGGCGGACGACGCGATCGACTTCGTCGGCATCGACAACTACATGCCGCTGTCCGACTGGCGTGACGGGCAGGACCATGCGGATGCGCGCTGGGGGTCGATCTACAACCTCGACTACCTGAAAGCGAACGTCGCCGGCGGCGAGGGCTACGACTGGTTCTATTCGAGTGCGGCCCATCGGGACGCGCAGATTCGCACGCCGATCGAGGACGGCGCCTATGGCGAGCCCTGGGTCTGGCGGGTGAAGGACATCCGGTCGTGGTGGGAAAACCCCCATCACGACCGGATCGGTGGCATGAAGGGCGCGCAGAGCCCCTGGGTGCCGCAGTCGAAGCCGGTCTGGTTCACCGAATTCGGCTGCGCGGCGATCGACAAGGGCACCAACGAGCCAAACAAGTTCCTCGACCCGAAGTCGTCGGAATCGGTCCTGCCCAACTATTCGAGCGGGCGGCGCGACGATCTGATCCAGATGCAGTATCTGCGGGCGATGATCGACCAATGGCGCGATCCGGCAAACAACCCGGTTTCGAGCGAATACGGCGGGCCGATGGTGGACATGGACCGCGCCCATGTCTGGGCCTGGGACGCGCGGCCCTTTCCGCAGTTTCCGGCGAATGTCGAGATCTGGGCGGACGGCGACAACTATCCGCGCGGACACTGGATCACCGGACGGGTCTCGGCCCAGCCGCTGTCGAGCGTGGTGGCGGAAATCTGCGGCCGGTCGGGGGTTTCGGAGATCGACGTGCGCGGCCTGCACGGCATCGTGCGCGGCTATTCGGTGGGCGACGGGGGGAGCGCCCGCGCGGCGCTTCAACCCCTGATGCTGGCCTATGGGTTCGACGTGGCCGAGCGCGCCGGCGTGCTGCGGTTCCGGATGCGCGACGGGCGCGCGCAGGCGACGATCGGGCCGGACCAGCTTGCCGTGGGCGAGGAGACAGACGGTTGGGTCGAGACCGCGCGCGCATCCGTGGCCGAGATCGCCGGGCGGGTGCGGCTCTCCTATGTAGAGGCGGAGGGAGACTACGAGGCGCGCGCGGTTGAGGCGATCTTTCCCGACGAGGAGACCCGCGGAGTGGCGCAGTCGGAACTGTCGCTGGCGCTGACCAGAAGCGAGGGGCAGCGGATCGTCGAGCGCTGGCTGGCCGAGGCGCGGGTGTCGCGCGACGGCGCGCGCTTCGCGCTGCCGCCGTCGCTGGGGCACCTCGGCGCGGGTGATGTGACGGCGGTCGGCGGCGGGCTCTACCGGATCGACCGGGTGGAGCAGGCGGGCGCCGTGGCGATAGAGGCGGTGCGGGTCGAGCCCGCGGTCTACGATCCATCGGACGAGGCCGAGGAGCGGGTGACGCCGCGCACCTTCGCCGCTCCGGTGCCGGTCTTTCCGCTGTTTCTCGACCTGCCGCTGATGCGCGGGACCGAGGTGCCGCACCAGCCGCATCTGGCGGTGACGGCGACGCCCTGGCCGGGATCGGCGGCGGTGTATTCCGCCGACAGCGACGCGGGCTATGCGCTGAACAAGCTCGTCGCCGCGCGGTCGGTGATCGGGCGGACGCAGACGGCATTGGCGGCTGCGGCGCCCGGCCTATGGGACCGCGGGCCTGCCTTGCGGGTGAAGGTGAGCGGCGCGCTGGTCGCGGTCGGGGCGGAGCAGCTTCTGAACGGCGCCAACCTGATGGCGATCGGCGACGGCAGTGCGGCAAACTGGGAATTGTTCCAGTTCGCCGGGGCGACGCTGGTCGCGCCCGGTGTTTACGACCTGACGCAGCGGCTGCGCGGGCAGGCGGGAACGGATGCCGCCGCCGCTGTCGGCTGGCCCGCGGGCAGCTACGTCGTGCTGATGAACGGCGCGCCGA